CGGTTCACCACCTTGTTCTACCTTTAGCATGGCAGGCAGCAGAGAAAAAGCATGGGGTAAAAACAAACATTTCAGGGAAGGACAGGCCAAACAGGTTTTATCAGATTTGTTTTTCGATTACCTTGACTTAGTTGGAAAGCTAAAGCCAAAGGTAGCTATTGCTGAAAACGTTAAAGGAATGCTAATTGGCAATGCCAAGGGTTATACTAAAATGGTAATGGCACGATTTAAGGAACTTGGTTACAGGCCGCAATTGTTTTTGTTAAATGGTGCTGATTGTGGTGTACCGCAAAGACGTGAACGAGTTTTTTTTGTAGCTATTCGTAATGATATTCAAGTTCCACTTTTACAACTTACACCTAAACATCGATGGATAAGTGCTGGCGAAGCAACACAAGACTTGCAAATATTAACTGCAAATGAAATAAAAGAAACAAAACCAGCGGAAACAGATATTAAATTTTGGCCAGGCACTAAACCAGGCAATAGTTATGCTGATGAATGGTTAAGATTAAAAGGCAAGCCATCAGGTTTTAATATAATAAGATTAGACAAACAAAGACCAGCTTCAACAATTACTGCAACAGATTGCAGCAGACACTGGGACCAATGCCGTAAATTAACTTATCGCGAATGGAAACGTCTTGGAAGTTTCCCAGATGATTATCAAGCTAAGACAGATAAAATTGGAAAGTATATGATTGGCATGAGTGTACCTCCTAAAATGACTGAACAAGTTGCTCGTGCAGTATGCGAGCAATGGTTAGGTGTAAAACCAATAGAAACTATTTACGCAGAGACGGGTGAGAAGTTTGGTGCCTAAAGCCATCGGGGATGAGATGGTTAAGCAGATTATCTCCCTGCGCTTTCATGGAATGCTTATCAAGGTTATTGCCTATGAGCTGCAAACTTCACGGCAAACAGTTGGTAAGTATCTTCTGAAGCATGATATGTTAGTGAAGTCACCCAGTGGACGCAGAAAGCACAAAAACAGACAGTGCAGTTATTGTAATGAGATTCAGACGGTTTCTGTTAGAACGCTAAGTAGCGTGTGCCGTTCCTGTGAGGACAACAGAAAGCGTGGGCTTTGGGATAAAGCAGTGATGGAGGTAAGTCATGGCGCAAGATAAACTTACAGCAAAGCAGGAAGCATTCGCTCAAGGGATAGCTGATGGGCTTGGTCAAGCTGACGCTTATCGCATGGCTTATGACTCTAAGACTGCATCTGAAGGCAGCATTTATGTGCAATCATCTAACCTAATGAAAAACTCTAAGGTTGCTCTAAGAGTTGCAGAATTAAAATCACAGGTAGTTGAGAAGCAACTCTGGACACGCGAAATGTCTGTCAAAGGGCTTATACAAGCGTATCGGATTGCCCAGGATGCAAAGACCTCAACAGGCATGACAGCAGCCGTTAAAGAGCTAAACGTAATGCACGGGTTCAACGAGCCAACTAAGCTGAGTATTACAGGCAACATGGTTACACGCATCGTGCGCGAAGTGACTGATGACAACGCTGAAGATTAAAACCCCGCGCTGGTTCAAGCCATTCCTAAAGCCAAGCCGCTATAAAGGCGCGCATGGTGGCCGTGGTTCAGGCAAGAGCCATGCCTTTGCGGAAATGGTTATCGAAGCTCATGTGATGGATCAGCGGCGCAGAACAGTTTGCGTTCGTGAAATACAAAAGTCTTTGAGCCAATCCGTCAAGCGTTTGTTGGAGCTAAAGATCGAACAGCTTGGCGTTCAGGATTACTTTGAGATTCAGGAAGCACAAATCAAGTCACGGCATGGCGATGGGTTAATTATTTTCCAGGGGATGCAGAACCACACGGCGGATTCCATCAAGTCGCTAGAAGGTTATGACTGCGCTTGGGTTGAGGAATCACAGACGCTATCACAACGCTCGCTTGACCTATTGCGTCCGACAATCCGTAAGCCAGACAGTGAGCTATGGTTCACATGGAACCCGCTGAACAGCAGTGACCCGATTGATATGCTGCTGCGAGGCCCAAGCCCACCTCCTGACGCTGTGGTTGCACAGGTAAACTATCGAGACAATCCTTGGTTCCCTGATGTGCTTAAAGGCGAAATGGAATACGACAGGGATCGTGACCCTGACAAATACAAGCACGTTTGGTTGGGTAACTATTCGTCTAACAGCGAAGCGCGTGTATTCCGTAACTGGAAGGTAGAGGACTTTGAAACGTCAGATGACGCAACGCATCGCTTCGGCGCTGACTGGGGCTTTGCATCTGACCCGACTGTGCTTATCCGCTGCCATGTTGTTGGCCGGACAATCTATGTTGATCATGAAGCGTATCGCGTTGGCTGTGAGATTATGGACACGCCAGACCTGTTCTTTACTGTGCCTGACTCTGAGAAGTGGCCCATCGTTGCTGATAGCGCCAGACCTGAAACGATTAGCCATATGCGTAAACACGGCTTTCCAAAGATCATGGCAGCAGTCAAAGGGCCGAAGTCTGTAGAGGAGGGCGTTGAATGGCTGAAGTCTTACAACATCGTTGTTCATCCTCGCTGCCAGCATACAATCGACGAATTAACGTGCTATAGTTATAAAACTGACCCCTTAACAGGACAAATCTTGCCAATCCTTGCAGATCGTGATAATCACCTTATAGACGCGCTACGTTATGCGTGCGAGGCCATACGTCGAGCAGTCCCTGCAAAGACTTTCGATGTGCAACCTTTGGCAACTGTGAGTAGGTGGTAAATGGCTCGATTGAATAAAGAACAACGGTTCCAGAACATCCATCAACAGGCGATGACGGAGTTCGACCGTGTTCAAACATCTGTGCGTGATGAACGCTTGCAGTGCTTACAAGATCGACGCTTCTACTCCATAGCAGGAGCGCAGTGGGAAGGCCCACTAGGTGACCAATACGAAAACAAACCCCGCTTCGAGGTAAACAAGATTCACCTTAGCGTCATTCGTATCATCAACGAATATCGAAACAACCGCATTGCTGTGGACTTTGTAAGCAAAGATGGCGAAGCAAACGACAAGCTAACTGAAACGTGCAACGGTCTTTATCGTGCAGACGAACGGGACAGCGGCGCAGAAGAAGCATACGACAACGCTTTCGAGGAAGCTGTAGGCGGTGGCTATGGCGCTTGGCGTTTACGCACGGCGTATGAAGATGAAGAAAACGACGAGGACGAACGCCAGCGCATCCGCATAGAACCAATCTATGACGCTGATAGCTCTGTGTTCTTCGACCTTGATGCAAAGCGCCAGGACAAGGCTGACGCTAAGTATTGCTTCGTTCTGTATTCAATGACCTATGAGGCTTACAAAGCTGAATGGAATGATGACCCAGCTACATGGCCCAAGGTAATCCATCAGTATGAGTTTGATTGGGATACGCCTGACGTTGTGTTCGTTGCTGAATACTATCGCGTTGAAGAAGTGCGTGAGACAGTCCGCATCTTCCTGACGATCCAAGGCGAAGAAGAACGCTATATGCAAGCGGACTTCGATGCAGACGAAACGCTAGAGGAAACACTAGCCGCTGTTGGCACTGTAGAAGTACGCCAGAAGCGTACTAAGCGTAAGCGCGTCCGCAAGTATATCATGAGCGGTGGCGGCATCCTTGACGATATGGGTTACATTGCTGGCAAGAACATTCCGATTGTTCCTGTCTATGGCAAGCGTTGGTTCGTTGATAACGTCGAGCGTTGCATGGGCCATGTTCGCCTAGCCAAAGATCCACAGCGCCTGAAGAATATGCAGCTATCGAAGCTGGGTGAGATCAGTGCGCTTTCGTCGATTGAAAAGCCTATCTTGATGCCAGAGCAAGTCTCAGGCCATCAGGTAATGTGGGCAGAGGATAACCTACGCAATTATCCTTATCTGTTAATTAATCCAATTACAGGGCCAAACGGCGAGACTACTGCTGCTGGCCCAGTTGCTTACACTAAGTCCGCACAGATTCCGCCAGCGATGGCAGCATTACTTGCACTAACTGAGCAAGACATGGCTGAGATACTGGGAAGCACCCAGCAAGCCGACAAAATGGTCAGCGGCATCAGCGGCAAGGCTGTAGAGCTTATCCAGACCCGCTTGGATATGCAGACATTCATCTACATGAGCAACATGGCTAAGGCTGTGCGCCGCTGTGGTGAGATATGGCTGTCAATGTCAAAAGACATCTATGTTGAAGAAAAACGCAAGATGAAAACTGTTGGCGCTATGGAAGAAGTTGGTTCGATTGAACTGATGAAGCCACAGATTGACGAAGAAACAGGCGAACTGATTTACGAAAACAACCTGGGCGATGCCTTGTTTGATGTTGCCGTAGATGTTGGCCCATCGTCGAGCAGCCGCCGTGACGCTACAGTGCGTGCGCTTACAGGCATGATGCAAGTCACAACCGATCCAACAACCCAACAGGTTCTGCAAGCTATGGCTATTATGAACATGGAAGGTGAAGGCATTGGCGACATCAAGGAATACTTCCGCAAGCAGCTAGTCCAGATGGGCGTTCTGAAGCCAACGGAAGAAGAACAGCAACAGATGATGGAAGCACAGGCTAACGTGCAACCTGATCCACAGTCCGCTTA